AAGCCCTGTGTCCACAATTCAGGATCAGAAGCTCCATTAACTGTGATTGTGTTCACGATACTTGAAGAGTTGCCGCCAATTCCGTCAGCTCCCGCAAATGCAAGCTCGGGAGTAAATGAGCCAAAGGTCACGTTGTTAAGCCTTGCCATTGCTCTATCGACTGCGCTCTCTTCGCTCTCAATACCTTTGACGAGACCTTCACCGATCATCGTGCCAGCGTACTTCATGAGTTTTGACGGGCTTGCAATCCCGAAAAATTCCTTGACCTTGCCCCATGCTTCCGTGCATAAGTTCTGGATTGCTTTAATGAGCGTGTCCTTTGCCTTGAGCAGTCCGTCACGGATGCCCGTCACAAGATTTTTGCCGATGCTCTTCCAATCCATCAGAATGAACTTATCGAAAAGCCCCTTGTATATCTTCGGGACTACCATAATCAAGTCGGGCAGAGCCTTCCACACACCCTCAATCAATGCGGCAAGGATTTCAAGACCGCACTTGAGGATTTCGGGCAGGTTATCCGTCACCGTCTCCACAAACGTGGTCATCATTTCCGTGATTGCTGTCGTCAGCTCCGGCAGAGATTCCACAATGCCGTTAATGAGAGCAAGCACAATCTCAAGCCCTGTCTGCATGATTTCCGGCAGATTCTCGATGATGAATGTCTCAAGCTGTGTCACGAGCTGGATCGCTGCAACTGCCAAATCGCCCACATTGTCAGCAATTCCTTGAGCAAGAGCGAGAACAAGTTCAAGTCCCGCCTTGAGAAGCATCGGCAGATTTTCCATTATCATTTTGCCGAGATCAGAAACAAGAGTCACAATGGCGGGCAATAATTTCGGAATTGCTTCCGTGATGCCCTGCGCTAACTGAATGATTAGCTTGAGTCCTGCCTCCAACATCCTCGGAAGCACCTGCATCAACGCATCAAGAATCTTTCCGCCTACATCTGTGAACGTGTTCATCAATGTCGGAATTGCGTTGATGATCGCATCAGATATCGATACCACCAATTCAGGCATTACAGAAGCAACACCGCTCACGATTGATGTGATAGCATCCAGCGCTGTCGGGAGTGCCGTAGTGATGTTCCGTATCAAGCTATTGATGCCCGAGCTGATTTGTTTTTCTGCTCCGTCAGTTCCCGTGATAAGCCCTGTGAAGCCGTTCATCACCGTAGTGAGTGACGGCAGCAGATTCGCAACCATTGAATTTTTGAGACCGTCTGCGGCTGTAGTAAGATTCTGAAGTGTGTCCTGAAAGGTTGCCGCGTTCTTGATGGCTGTATCATCTAACACACCGCCAAGATCGTGAACTTCCTGCTTCATGGCGGCTGTTTCTTCAGCGCTCATGTTAAGAAGCGCACCGAGCTCTGTCGCACCTCTTCCGAGAAGCTGTCCAGCGAGATATGTTCTCTGTGTCGTGTCCTCGACTTCCTGCAATCCTGCGATGACGGTCGAGAAAAGGTCTTCCTGTGACATCTGCTGGATGTCTTTCGTGCTGATGCCTAATTCTTTGAAAGCATCATTATCGCGCTCTGCAGCGTTCGCAAGCGTTTTCATGGAAGCCTTTAAGCTCTCCATGCTCGTTCCGCTATGCTGCATTACAAAGTCCCACTCTTGATAGGCTTGTGCTGATATGCCCATCTTTTGAGACATCTTGTCTATATTATCGCCAAACTGTGCGACATTGTTGGCACTATCCCAGATAGCCTTGCCCGCACCGATAGCCGCACCTGTGACAGCTGCAACGGCTCCCGTCACTACTGCCGCCCCTGCACTTATCATCGAGCCCATATTGGCTGTAAAAGCAGAGCCCGCTTTTTCGCCTCCGCTCTTTCCTGCGGATTCCGAAGCCGCTCCAAGCTGTTCAGCTATCGTCTGCTGGGCTCCCTGCATATTGGGGATTATCGTGACCGTTGCACGGCCTACCTCTACCATCCCGCTCGCCATATTCCCTCCGTTTCTGCTCGAACCATTCTTTAAGCTCCGCAACCGGGAGAGCACCCTTGCCGATCTTCTTCCGATTATCCTCATCTTTTTGATTCGGTCTCGGATATGGCTTCGGCTGTTGCGGTTTCTGCTTGCTTGCCATGCAAAGAACGTTGTAATTAAGGGCCGCAAGCATATCGTATATATCTGCGAGGATGGTATTTGTCTGCAGTTGCGTGTCCCATCTCGCCAGCTCTGGATTCAGCTCCCTCATGGTTGCTGAACTCAAAGATAAATTTCGTATAAAAGAATCGAGAGCCCTCCACGAAAGAGCGCTCCCGATGTCGTTCAGTTCATAACCGACTTTTAACAAGTCAGCTTCTACTGCTGTTCTGTGAGCCCCGATGAACTGTTCGAGGCTGATGATTCCCCCAGCTCAATGCCGGAGTCTTTTTCCCACGCACGGATCAGAGCCAATGCCCCGCCACTTGTGAGCTTTTCTGTGATTCCCGGGCATTCACTCTCAAGAAACTTAAGGATTCCGTCAAAGGCTTCCGCCTCGTGTCCAATCATGCCCCGAAAGCTCTTAACCTGCTCAAGACTCAAATCAGCAAAAGAGGGCAAGGAGTAAACCTCACCCTCTCCGTCAAGCTGGAACTCAAAACGCGGTCTTGCCTTGTTTTCTATCTTAAAAACCGCCATCGCCTTATACCTCCTTCATTTATGATGACGACCCACCATCGTCAATTATCATCACGAAGCCATCGCCCAGAGCTGTGATGGTCGGAGTCCAATTGATTGCTGCGTTCGGAGCGAAAGTCGTGTTTGCCACGCTCTGAATCTGTCCGTCAGTACATCCGATCATGACAGTTGTGTCTCCGTCCTTCATGAGGAACAGGAAAGCCTCTTCCGCAGGAAGTGAACCAGCCGACAGGCTTGCTGTGATGAGCTTGCCGTGTGAGCCGTTTGCAGGGGTAACTGTCACGTTATCAGCTCCGAGAACTGTCTTAAGAGCTTCCTCTGTGGTGTCCATGACAGGAGCTTCGATGGTCTCTGCGTGCTCACTCATGATTACACGCTTTACTTTGTTCGCCCAATTACGAAGAGACTCTGTACTCTTGTCTGTTGTGAGTGTGATTCCGTCAGCAGAAACATCGCCAACGTGTTTCCATGCGCTCGAAAGAGGCTCCAGCGGATAAGCGGGGAGCGATGTTCCCTTCGGAGCGTGGTAGAACATACCTGTAGCCATTCCAAGGCCAAGAACAACATCATTGTTCATTTTGTTATACCTCCGTTTTTTCAAGATGCGCTGTGATACTCAATCGAGCCGAGCACATCGCCAAATCAGGTCTCACGGGATCAGCGCCCCATGATCCTGAACTATTTACTGTTACATATCGCAGAGCTGTCGTTTGATTCTCTGCAACCGCCCGCAGGATTCCGATAGTATTTCGCAGAAGTTCATCTGCATCGGCTTCCTCTTTCGCTCTGGAGTCCAGAACGACCTCGAAAGTGTCGATTTTATCGGTATCGCTTCCGCCTACCTTGCTCACCAAGATGCACGGAAAAACGGGACTTTTAGGAAGCGGTCTGCAGTACGCTGTAACATGACCGTTCAGCGCCTTGCGAACCTCATCCTCGATATCTATGCTTCTCAATATTTCCATCACTTCACCGCCCGGCTTAAAGCCTTGTCTTCAGATTCAGCAATCATCGAGTCTCTGTCGGTTGTGTGCACGAAAGCAATCCAACGACCGCCACCATATCCACCGACCATCGTTTGAGCCTCAAAGCCCTCACCTCCTCGGGAGTTGTTAGCATTGGCTCTGTCACGGATTCCATTAGCTGTTTCTTCGACAAGGTTTTTCACCCCATCAGATAACAGGATTTCACGGAAGCCCGCAGAGTTGAACTCGATTCTTGTCTGTGTCATCCTTGCCACCTCTTAAGGTTTAACTGCATATTTGTGACGGTTCCTGTCGGTAAGCTGAAGAGCTTCGGCTCTCCGTCTATCTCGTAGGTATTTCCGTCATACACAATATGGTCTCCCGCTTTAACATCCGAGTTTGGCGGCAATATAGCCGTCAATCCCTGCATGATGCCAAGCTCTCGACCATCAAGCGAAAGGCTTCCGCCTCCCGGCTCGACAAGGCAGTTCGGAATAGTGATATCGTCTGTTTTCGACCAATCAAAGACATCAGAGCCTCGGACGGTCTTAACGCTCGCACGTTTCCGCACAATCGTCATGTTCATAAAACTCGGTAACATATCACACCTCCTGCACCTTATACGGAGCCAAGGCCGCAATCAGCGGGTCTGTGATGCTTGATGCGCTCGCATTGCTCGCCCAATTAAGCGAATATGTTATCGACACACCGCCCGCGCTCTCGCTCTGAACTCCGTAGGAGTTGGTCAAAGCGTTAGCGATTCGTCCGGCAAGGATTTCCTTGAGTGCTCCGATCTGTGAGTCACCAAGTCCGCTGGTAAACTTAACAACGACATCATTCCAAGACCTGCCAAGCACGGAACCATCAAGAAACACAAGTCCGTTAGTCTTAACATGATAATCAAGAACGGGCTCATCCTTAAACATGACCGACTCAACACCGCTCACAAACCTTGACGGAAGCTGGATGCACCTCGACACGTTTATGCTGTCGGCCTCAAATTTGCACGGAAGCGATGGATAGAGATGCCAGCCGCAGAAGTTACGAACTGTCATTTGAGCAGATGCCAACAGTTGGGGAACCCTCGCATCACCTGCGAACTTATTCCCCGTCAACGAATCGAACTCCGCAACCGTCATTAAATCCGGCAAGCTTGCCGTGTTTTCGATGGTATATCCCCAATTTGTCAGCAAGTCACTCATTTGTTGCTCACTCCTTTAGCTTTGTTGGCGGGTTTCTTTACCGCCTTTGTCTCGACAACAGGCTTATCAGCCTTAACCTCAACCGCACCCTCGGGCTGATTTCCTTCGGTGTAGCGATAGAGCTTGCCGTTTATTAAATATATCTTCTTCATCATTTCACCTCAATAAGAGGGCGACCGAAGCCGCCCCCGTTCTGCCTTATGAAGAGCTTGAAACTGTTCCAACGAGTGCGAAAGCCGCGGGAACTCTGGTAGCAAGAGCAAGTCTCTCCTCGATTCTTACTGTAACCATGTTCTTGATGAAGTCGTCCTGATCGCTGTTGGAAACTTCAACGCGGAGACCTTCGCCAGCCTTTGTTACGACTGAAGAACCAGCCTTGAAAGCGCCAACGATTGCAGCACCCTGCTCGATAGCTTCGCTCTCAACAACGGTGAGACCCCAGATACGAGGATTTGAAGCGTAAGAGCCATTGCCGTATGAACCGTAAGCAGGACCGCCAAGGAGATACTGAAGATTGCTGTCCTTTGTAAGAAGCAGAGTCTCAAGGTCTGCAGGATTGATAAGAAGAGCATCTGCAGCGTAGCCGGTTGCTGTTCTTACTGCCTGTTTTGCCTTGAGGATGTTATCAAATGAGATGCTGTTTGCACCCTGCTGGATGCCGTCAACAGCAAGGAGAGAGTCAACAAGGAAAGCATCAACAGCCTTCTTGAACTCATAAACACCACGGCCTCTTATTGCGCTCTCAAGGAAAGCAGCATCAGTAAGAAGCTCGTCTGTCTCCTTAAGGAAACCAGCAATCTTTGAAAGTGCAACAGTCACATCGTCATAAGCGACATTGACCTGCGGCTTTGTGCCACCCTGTGCAACTGTTCCAAATGATCCTACCATTGATCCAAGCACATAATATGTAAGAGCGTTTCCGCTGATTGCCTCAGCTCCGAAAAGATCACGAACACCGAGAGCGGGCTGTGCATCAACAACCTTCTGGCTTGTTACTCCAACTGTGGGAGCTGTCTCGGGATCGTTATAAGCCTTAAGAGCAAAGCTCTTTGAGCCCTTCTGTGTCTTAAGTTCCTCAAGATTTGCAGACTTGATTCCGTCCATTTCCTCTTCCTCCTTCTTCTCAACCGTTCCGATTGATTCCTTTACCTTTGCAACCTCTTCAGCCTTTTTAACGAGGCTGTCGAGCTTTGTGATTTCCTCTGTCAGAGCTTCACCGCTCTTGATGCCCTCTTCTGTTGTGAGGTCAAGGCTCTTGAGCTCTTCCTTTTTTGCTTCGAGCTGTTCTTTTAAGTTCATTTTTCATTCCTCCATTTTTTTGATAAATGCTTCGATTGCTGTTTTTCTCGACTCAAGATTGCTCTGCTTCTGCTCCTCCGATGCCTCGTTGGCTTTAGCTTCGTCCTTTCCCTCGTCTGTATCATCAACGGTCTCTTTTAACTTTGCGAGACCGCTCATGGCTTCCTTGAGATGGCTCTCGATTTCTGCCATCGTGTCCAAATCCTTGGCAGAGTTTCTTCTGCCGGACTTAACTTCCGTGTCCTCTGCCGCCTTAACCTCCGTCATGGTTGCATCGGCGTTGGCGGGCAAAATTACACAGCTTATCTCAAACAGGTCAAGCTCGCGGAGCTCGTTTGCTTTTCTTCCGTCCTCAAGCTCGATAGGAGCCCAATCGAGTGTGTCATAAGCAAAGCTGAAGCTCTTGAGTCTTCCGTCCTTGTAAAGCTCACGGACTCTCTGGGCTTCCTCTGTGTCATCAAACTTCGCAATAAAGTGAAGTCCCTTTTCGTCCTCATCTGCGTCAGCCTTGCCAATGTATGACTTCAAATTGTCCATCTGATGAGCCCAAAGAAGAGGAATCCCCTTGCCACCATTCCAACGCTCCGCAAGACTCTTACTGAACGCATGAGGGGCAACGATGTCCCCGTAGCTGTCAGGCTCTCTGATCCATGTAGAAGCGTAGCCCTCAATCGAACCGTTTCCTTCGTCTCTGTACTTGACGTTAAAAGATTTGATTTTCATGTTTATACCTCCGTGATAATTACACTCGTACTACAATTGCAGCCGCAACTTTCTGAAGGGTCGAGGTTGTCATCCCCCGGCCACCTTGCACCGTTGCTGAACGTGTCATCTATTCCGACAACTTCGCCATTCATCATTACATGGCTCGTCCTTGCGTTTGCGCCTGTTACCCATTCCTTCTGGATGGTATTGGAATAGCCCCCGCGCTTTGCTTGATTGCATGACTCGATCATGCCCCAACCGGCTACACACGTTGCCAAGGCTTTGCCGTAGACATTCGCATCAAATCCGGCACGCTTCTCCATCACATCAGCGGGAGTCCTGACTTCTTCGTCCTCTTCGGCTTCTTCCTGTGCGCGGAGAGCTTTGTCGATGTCTCGCTTCGTCTTAACATTTATAGCGTGAGCTCTGCCGCTTGCTAACGCTTTGAGATAGTTGCGCGTGACCTTCTTGTCGTATTCCGTCCCGAGCTTCCTTGCCGTGCTCATTCCGTGAGCATCAGCAACCTGTTCAACTACGGGCTGGAGGTCTGCAGCAAGTTCATCGTCCCATCGTTCCTCGTCCCACCAGTCGGCCTTTGCTCCGAGCTTCGGCAGGATCGACTTCGCTTGCCTATCAAAAAAGCGGCTCAACACCTTTGAGACCGCTTCGTCTTCTTCTCTTTCACTCATGCCCTTGATTCTGACCGCTTCGGACTTCCGCCTCATCTTCACGGGCTCCGTGGTCATCGGCTCCTGCTCGTCCATGTGCGTGTCCGTTGGACTCGCCTGCCCGCCTTCAATCACGTTAAGCGGCACGATAAGCTCATCACCACCCTCAATAGGTGGCAAATTATAATCAGCTCTTGCCTCATTCCTTGTGAGCCAAGGACCACCAACAGAGCTCTGCATGATGCCCGCACGTTCCTCGAATGAGCCTTTGAGCTTTTCCGTCAAGTCAAACTCGACATAAGTGTTCGCATCAGCTCCGATCATTGGCAGCAGGAAGTCATTGAACCTCTGCTGAAGCATCTGCAGGTCAGGTCCCAAGCACTCCGCATAAAGCGCTCTCGCATTGTCTCTCGCACTCGCATAGGTTTGCGTGCCTGTGTGCCATATAAGAGCAGGATTGATTCTATAAGCAGCCGCAACCGCCTCTCTTGAGAGCTGTATCGACTCCGCCCATTGCTGTTCCTTAAAGCTCGTCTGGAACGGCTTGATCTCCATGCCGTCCTCCATCAGAGGAATTGAGCCCGCCTTTGCTCCATCGGGGCCCCACGCTTCACGGAACGCATTGACAAATCGCTTCTTCGTTTCATCATCCCAAGGTTGCACATCCTTCGGCCTTAAGATTTGAGCGTTTAATCTGCCCGAACTATGCCAGAGCTGTTTGCGGAACCTTCCCGCCTCGATCTGCTCCTGCAAGGTCTGTCGGAGTCCCGATATCGGTGAGAGATAGCCGCCCGGATTGCCCGGAGAGTATGTCTTAAACTGTACGAACTCCTCTTTCGGGATATCCGTCACAAGTCCGTTAGTCGTTGAGACTCTTATTGCGTTTGGAGCGTAAACATTTCCGCCTATGGTCTGCTGTACCCATTCAGACGGAATGATTAAAAGCTGGTAGCCGCTCTCATTCTCTGCATCGGGAGTCACCCAGACATAAACGCATCCGAAAACGTAATACTCTGTCACAACTGCACGGATGAACTCGAAACAAGTCTGATAGTCGTTAGGTTTCCAGAGCACCTTTGCCGCTGTGGAGTTCCTGTCACGCTTCCTGTCGGTCTCTCCGTCTCTCTTGTAGACTTTGAGCGGGAGCTGTGCGATTGAGCTCGCCAAGTAATTGACGACCGCCTGCAGGTTGTCCTGTGACTGATAGAGTGCTTTTGCGGTATAGTTGAGCACCGATGTCGGAGCATCCGAGCCGAGTGATATCTGAATCACGTTGTTCGGCTTGATTAAGTTCCGCAATCTTTCAAAAATCGAAGACATTTTTCTTTACTCCCTTATCATTTTGCGCTTGATAAAAGCGATTCGCCTTTCAACGGCTTCTTTCGCATAGTCATGAATCAAGCTGTCTTTTTTACGCATCAACATAGCGATTTCAAGATACCAACCGCTTCGATACATAACGCTTTGTGTATTCGTTGTGCATGAGCCGTCTCGCACTAACCACTCAACACAATCCTCTTTAACGGCTGAAGCGGTCTCGCATACATCCATCTGAAAGATATGCTGAAAGCAATCATCTATCACCAACCCCAGCGGGAACTCTACACACTTCTCCGTCTTGACGGCCTTGCTCCAAGGCATACCGCCCATAATATCAAGGCAGATATCAGCCGGAGTGATATCATCGCTGTATCTGTCGTGATGATTTCCGCGCAATCCCGTGCTCAATGCCGTCTTGATGTAGTTCATACGGATAACATCAGGCATATCATGAGCAACTGCGTTGTCGTGAATCCGCTGGAATACATTCTCATCGATCAAGATGTCATCGTCATCGAGCCACATCGTATATGTGTCGCCCTTGTAGAACTCCATTCCCTTGTTCCGAGCTCCTGCGGCATAGCCTTTGACCTCGACCTGCACCGCCTTATCGGGCTTGAGCTTCTTAACGATGTCCCATGTGTCATCCGTGCTCAAATCATCCACAATCACCAAGTGATAATCCGTAAATGTCTGCCGTCTGATGCAATCGACCATCCTCGGAAGGAATTTTCCTCCGTTATAGGTCGGTATGATTACTCGGAAAAATCTATCTTTCATATTTGCCCGCCTTTGGTAGCCTTTTTTCGAAACTGCGGCTCATAACCTCGACCGCTTCATCGTATTTATCTGCAGGGAGTTCTCCTGCATCGTTTATACAGATAATATCTATATCCAAATCCTCAATTAGCTCCCGAATTACATCGAGGCAAGGATTTATCCTCTGATACTCAAAACGCGCCTTAAACGGTCTGAACTCATTGGAATAATAAGCAAAGTAGTTATATATATATCCCGTCACATTCCACGCATGGCGCTTCGGAGTGATTGTCGGCAGGATCATGTCACCGCAGAGCCGCCCGACTTCCTTCATGTGTTGGACTCTTATACCCTTCATGCAATGCTGTGGCTTTAACAAAATCCACGGATCAGTCCGTTCTACACCCACCGCATCAGCAATCATGTCCATGCCGTTGCGACAATTCCGTCTGAATGTGTTCTGAAGATGATAATCTGACTCATTAAATGTCAGCCGAGGCAGGTCTCCGTCCCAGAAATCATCCTCCGTCAACGGATTCAATGCGAAAAAGTCATCATTTCCGTAGATGAACCGCTCGGACAGCCCATCAAGCCGCCATAAAAACGACTCAATCGCGGAACTGCTGAAGGTCGGCAGGTATTCGCTCGGAATAAATTCCTCATGAGTCACAATCCGCACGTTTTCACGGTTTACCCACTCAGGGACCTGCGATTCTGTGCTCACAATCAGCACAATGCGGTCTATAAATGGCATATTTGCAGAAATTCCGCGAAAAGCGAACTTTAATGTCTCAAAACTGCGGTATCTGCTCTCGTCAAATGCGGCTCGTCCGTATCTGCTCCAATACTGATCCCGCCAAACAGGATCAGAGCCGTCAACATACGGCAAAACGTAGTCCATCATGCAAAAACCAGCTCCGATCCCGATGCGTAACTGCTCTCATATATCTTCTTTGCTCCTGCCGTCTGAATCCGTGTAGCTGCTGAAAATGCCATGATACAAGCTATCAACGGTGCAGGATCATCGGGACTCTTTACCCTATCAGGCAAGCTCACACCGCCCCCAAGATTCCTCAACTGCATCGTCTTTCCCGGAGCATCAAGCACCGGCTGTGACAAATGGAACACCTTAACCCCGCCAAGTGGTGTCTCGCCATACTTAAGCGGAGCACTTGCGGCTATCGCATCAAAAAAGCGGCCCCATCCCGCAGGAAGCTCACCGCCCTCGATTGCTATCCGTTCAACGTTCTTGATTGTGCATATCTGTTCAGCCAATCCACAAACAGGACAGCCACGGCCTTGAAATGCAAGATTTGTCTTGCCCTTTGCCGCCCAATCCTCAAACCACTTATAAGCCCATTCCGTCCCAATCTGCCGCTTGATGACCTCGATGTGATAGTTGCCGTCCTCACGCATCCCACAAGCCGCTATCGAGCACCATCGCCTGTCTTGCGACAAGTCAATGCCAAAATATATCTCGCTCTCTGGTGCAATCTGTGAGTTATCATCAAGGCAAGCATCCCAAGCACCATCCGGGAACGGTTGCGGCAATATCGTCTCAACCTGCTGGCACATACACTCCGAGCGGAATTTATTTTCCGGGAACGTTGCCCGGTTTGCCATCAAAGCTCGCATAGTCAAGAGGCCGTAACCCAAAGCAGGATTTGCTTGAGCAAGCGCTTTCGGATCATCAGTCTGGGCTCCGTCTTCTGCAGACCACTCAAACAAGCCGAGCGTTCCGTCATCAACCTCGCCCCCGAAGTCCTGCGCAACCGTGCCATCAATCACGGCTTTTGCTTGACTACGCAACTGTCTCAAAACTATCGAATCAGGATCACCAGCGTTGGAAAAACAAAATATAATTGCATTTGGTTTTGCATTTGTTGATGCAGCCGCAGCTGACCAAGTTTCCCAATCCCTGTGCTCGCGGATTTCATCCAACATCACAAGGTCATTCGAGTCACCTCGACCGGCTCGTCTTGTAGGAGCTCCGACCTTATACTGTCTATTTTCCGTAAGCATCAAACGCTTGTTGCCGTTTGTACGGCTCACACGGTCAATATCTGCAGACAGCTCTGGAAAGTTCTCTTGATCCTTGATGACCGCTTCCCAGACTTCCTCCGCCTTATCAAGCGAGAGTGATGTACCAAAAACGCTCTCGACCTGCAAAACGTTCAAAAAAAACGATGCAATCACTTCCGAAAGCACCGTCTTTCCATTTTGGCGACTAATTAAAAAAAGTGCCGTGCGATATCTAAAATGCCACCCCTTCGCCAGAGTGCCCACAATCTCAAGCGAGTGAATGAGCGCCCACTCTTGCCACGGGTACAACTCCTTTTTCAAAACCTTGTTTGCATACTCGATTGCTGCAAACCCGAGAGATGTATTCTCGGTCAGTTTTCGGAGCGGCCTTGTATATACCCGAGGAGCAGTCGCGCCTTTTATCTCTTTCATTTTGCAACTTTAAACTTTTTCCGAAGCTCGGACATCTCGGAAACTTTCGTGGGCGCATTGTTTTCCTCAAGTATGTCCTGCAAATTGTTCAGAGCCGCGGCATAATCGCGCACGGTGGCGCGGAACTCCTGCACGGCAGGATTCTGGCGGAGCATCTTTTCGCCCGTTCCAACCGTGACCTGTTGTGCGAGTGGCATCTGCTCATATATCGGAATCTGCTGGTCAATCTTTTTCTGCATGGCGAGGACTGCGTTCGCAAGCGTCACGGCCTGAGGTCTTATGTCCTTGCTCACGTTTGCACATATCTTTTCAGCCTGCGTCATTTATACGCACCCCCTTTCCGCCAGTTAGATTTTCCCATCTCTGTATGATTACATCACAATACTTCGGATCAAGTTCAGCCATGTAGCATTTTCTGTTTAACTGTTCACAGGCTATTAGTGTGCTACCACTACCGCCAAATAGGTCTAAAACAGTTTTCTTTGAATACAACTGAATATATTTCGCACATAGAGCAACAGGCTTTGAATAACTCA